GGCGGCACAGTCACAGGCACACCAGAGCTTGCGAGCCTGATTGAAGACGTTGCGGCTACCAAGCCAACGATTTCCTTCACAGGCGGTTTGTGCTGCTCGGCGGCTTACTGGCTCGCCGCCCCTACCCGCGCCATTCTTGCAACTCCGTCCGCAGAGGTTGGCAGCATTGGCGTTTATGTCGCGCACCAAGACATTTCCGCGATGGCGAAGGCAATGGGAATCATTGTGAACGTGTTTCGCTCCGGTAAATTCAAGGGCGCAGGCGTTCCCGGCACGTCGCTTTCGGAAGCTCAAGCCGCTGAGATACAAGCCAAAGTTGATAGCCTTGCGGAAGTGTTCAAGGAACACGTCAAGAAACACCGGCCTGGCATGGACGACGAAACCATGCAGGGGCAAACGTTCATGGGCTACCAAGCGGGCAACGTGAAACTCGTTGACGAAATGGTGCGCGACTCCGACGAAGCGAAAAAAATCTTGCTCGCACTCTTGACAGATAAGACGGCGTAATGTAACGAGAAGCAAAACTTATGACCGCACTTCAAGAACTGGCAAACCTTAAGGCCGAAATTGGCGCGCTCAAAGCTGAATCTGCCGCGAACGCCAAAGCCGCCTTTGATGCTTCCGCGCTGCTTGCCGAGGCCACTACCGCCCGCGATGCCCTCGCCGCCGAAAAGGTTGCGCTGATTCAAGAACGCGACGCGCTTGCCGCGAAGGTTGCCGCGCTTGAAGCTGACAAGGTTAAGCTTGCTGACAGCGTGACGAAGACGGCTACAGCCAAAGCGGTTGAAATCGTTGCGGGCATTGGCGTGAATCCGATTGCTGCCGCTCCTTCCGGCAATGCTTCCGGCACGCCGGTTGACCACGCCGCCGCACTCGCCGCTATTACTGACCCGAATAAACGGGCTACCTATTTCCGCGAAAACCGGAAAGCAATCCGCGCCGCCAATGACGCTGCGCGGCTGGCCGCTCTCAGTAAGTAACATAAACAAACAAACACATGGCAACCTACACCAACCTTGATAATGAAATTTTCGCGCAAAGTGCGCTTGAGGGGTTTGTAAAAATCCTCGCTCCGCTTCGCGCTTTTTCGACGAACTTCTCCGCTTCGCCCGGCACCAAGGGCGCAAGCGTTTTGGTTCCCGTCGTTAGCAACCTGACTGCCACTACGTTTGGCGGCAGCTACGCGGTTTGCAACGGCACCAAAACCGTTGTTACCGTCTCGCTTACCGGGCACAAGTTTATTGCGGTCGGGCAGGGCGATTTGGACGCTGCGAATTCGTCCGCTGCGAGCCTTGAAAGCTTTGGCCGTCAGCAGGGTGCGGCCCTCGCTACACTTGTCATGCAGGACATTCTGAGCCTCGTGACCACGGCGAACTTCTCGCTCGCCACTGCCGTGTCCAGCACCGCGCTTGACGTTCCGCAGCTTCGCGCCACCCGGCTCTTGCTGAACCAGAACGACGTGCCGATGGAACCGCGTTCGATGATTCTGGACTGCACGCCGATGGATGCGCTGCTCTCCGTCACGAACTTCGTTCAGGCGTATGCATTCGCTGACAATCAGGTTATTCAGGAGGGCAAGGTTCGCCGCGCTCTTGGGTTTGACCTGTATGAGTTGAACAATCTGTTTACGTCTGGCGCGTCCGTCATGGGTTTTGCGTGCCATCCGAACGCGATTGCAATTGCGATGCGCTACCTCCAGCCGCAGTCCGGCAACACCTATGAAGCTGCTGGCCCGGTGACTGACCCTGAGACCGGCCTTACCCTTGGCTTGCGCCAGTTCTACGACAACGCTACCGGCACTCGGTATATCGCCATGGAAGCGAACTACGGTTACGCTCGCGGCCTGTCCACTGGTGGCCGCGTGTTGAAGCGGCTTGATTAACGCCTAGCACACTCACAAGCCCCGGCTAATCACCGGGGCTTTTTTGTTGTCCTGCCTCTTGACATGAGTTTTGGCGACGCTTGAATTGCGACGCTTTGAACGTCAACTCCAATTTCCCGCCGCCGTTACGCCGCTCACTCAGCGACGTTCAAAGCAAACGGCGTGCGGGATTTTGATTTATGAAACCACCGAAACCGACAAAGCGATTCCCGCTCAAGAAAGATAGCAAGCCTGCGCGATTGAAAGCCGCACAAGATGAACTTGACCGGCGCGGGTTCAATACGCGGGCGTTTCAGACTTTAACCTGCGGCGAGTGCCGCTTCACCTTGGAGGCTTGGCTATGAGAATCAATGAGCTGTTGGAGCTTTGGAGGGCACGTGCCGATACTTTGAACAAAGCCGCGAGCTTGGCGAAAAAAGAAGGCAAACTTTGCGAGCAACTTTCATGTATTGCTCAGGCGTCGGCAATTTTGGATTGCTGCGTTGAGTTGTGCGAGCAAGCTGAATCTATCAACAAGCCGGGATTGAATTAACATGAGCAAAGTCAGTTTGACCATGATTGTCGGCAACGTGTCCGAATACATCGAACGCTGCCTGAGAAACTTTGCCCCGCATTGCGACGAGGTTGCCCTAGTTCGCGCCATCGGTTGCGCGACGCCTGACGATACGGAAGCCATCGCCCGGCGCGTGCTTGCTGAATTGGGCATTCCGCTTGTGTGGGGCGAATATCGGAACAAGCCCGGCCATGAGGATTGGAAGCACGTTGACGATTTTGCAGCGGCCCGCCAAATGAGCTTTGACTTAGCTTCTAACGACTGGTGTTTCTGGTGCGACTCTGACGATACGTTGGAAAGCGGCGGCGAGTTGATTCGCCAGCACGCACGCGAGGGGCTTTATGCGACCTACGTTTTCCCCTACAAAATTAGCGGGCTTGGCGTAAGCGTTCCGCGTGAAAGGCTTATCAATCGCACGTGCGGCAAGTGGCAATATCCCGTCCACGAATGTTTCAAGTTCGACATCGAACCAATCCAAGGCGCACAGGATGACCGCGTTGTCATTCTTCACTCGCCCCGGTTTGACAAGTCGGGCAGCAATGAGCGCAACCTGCGAATCCTTAAGAGCATTCCCGAGAGCGAAATGCATCCCGGTTTGCTCTATCACTTGCACGGAGAACTGATGGGCATTGGCGACAAGGAGGGCAGCATTCGCACCGCACAAAAGGCATTTGAAGACCCGCGTTTGGGCCGCGCTGAGAAGTATGAAATGTTGATGAACTTGGCTCGCATGACTGACGACGCAATTATGCGGGAGACGCTGCTGCATGAAGCCTACCGTGCCGACCCTTCCCGGCGTGAGGCTCTTGGCGTGCTGTCATCCAATGCCCTTGACTATGGCAAGCCAGAGCTGGCTTTGACCTATGCGCGGCAAATGATGGCGACTCCGCCGCCGTTGCATAAGGACTGGAATAATCGGCAGAGCTTCTACGGTTGGCTTGGCGAAGACTTAATGATGCAGGCTTTGCGGATGAATGGACACCGGGAAGCGGTTGACGTTGCCCGCCGCGCTGCTCTAGCCAAGGCTGGCGGCTGCCGCATTTCGCTCCTGCACGCAACGCGAGGCCGACCGCAGCAAGCGGTTTTGTGCCGCAAGGTCTGGTTGGACATGGCCGACAAGCCTGAGAACATTGAACACATCTTTGTGTTTGACGAGGACGACGAAGAGAGCAAGCCGCTTCGCCGCTTTCACCATGCCGAGATTGCGGCGGGAGGCGGTTGCGTTGCCGCGTGGAATACTGCCGCGCAAATGAGCATCGGAGACGTGATGCTTCAACTGTCCGATGATTGGGTTCCCTGCCAAGGATGGGACACGCTGATTTTGAATGCCATTGGCGACTTGAAAAAGCCTGCCGTGTTGGCGATTTCGGACGGACACCGGAAAGACAAATTGCTTTGCATGGCGATTTGCACGCGGGCGTATTACTGTCAGGATTTCTTTCTTTTCCATCCTGACTTTACCGGGGTGTATTCGGACAACTGGTTCACGGAGGTTGCCTACGCACGCGGGCAGGTTATTGAAGCCAAGCACATTGAGTTTTTGCACCGGCACCCCATTTTTACGGGCGAGCCGATGGACAAAACACACTCAGAACAAAACGCACCGGCACGATACGCACAAGGTCAAGCCGTCATTGAACGCCTGCGAATGGGCAATGATTGGTCAACTATACCGGGATGGTTCAACTTCTTTGATTTCTACAAGCTAGTCGCGGACTCGCTAAAAGACGGCGACAAGGCCGTTGAGGTTGGCGTCTGGCTTGGCCGGTCAATCACGTATCTCGCGCAACGAATCAAGCGGGCTGGCAAGCAAGTACAGATTTACGCCGTTGACAGCTTTAAGGGCGAGGAAGGACAGACCGCGCACGCTGATACGGTAGCGGCAAACGGCGGAAGCAACTTGGCAGCCTTTGAAGCGAACATTGACCGCTGCGGAGTCAGTGACGACATTTGCGTGATTCAAGACGACTCAGCAAACGGCGCGAAATGGTTTGAGGACAAATCGTTGTCATTTGTCTTCATTGACGCCGCGCACGATTACGAGAGCGTCAAGCGCGACATCGCCGCTTGGCTGCCCAAAATGAAGCCCGGCGCAGTGCTGGCAGGGCATGACGCGCAACACGCCGAGGTAATGAATGCCGTCAACGAATTGCTTCCCGGCGCGGTTCCGCTTGTTCCGATTTGGATTTACCGCGTGCCGAAATGAGCGACCAAGTTCACCATCCTAAGCACTACAATAGCAGCCCGGCAAAATGCGAATGCGGCAGGCGTATTGAGTGCATAGACGTCGCGCAGCATATGTCTTTTGCGCTTGGCAACGTTCAAAAATACATCTGGCGTGCGGGACATAAGGGCAGCACGATTGAAGATTTGGAAAAGGCTAGGACTTACTTGGACTACGAAATCAAACGCCTGACAAAATGAGCATTCTTCTTTCCATCTTGACGCCTGCCGTCCCTAGCCGCTGGGCGCAGCTTCAAAAGCTATCCGACGAACTAGCGCGGCAGATTG